CCTGCTACAGAAAAAGCAGAGCATGGTGGTGAACCATCAAGTATATCAAGTTCACACTCTTTAAGTTTTGCTGTATCAAGAAAGTCTTGACCTTTTAGTTTTTTAATATCACCAGGTATGATTTTTGTATCTGGAAAGTTTGTTGAGTAAGTTTTAATCGCCTCTTCAACAAATTCATTGATTGCAATAACTTTGCCACCAGCCAAACGGTAACCAGTAGAACTGCCGCCACCACCAGCAAAAGTGCTGACAACGGTAAACAACTCACGTGCAGATGATTTTCTTACATCTTCAATCAAATAATGTTCGTATTTCGCCACGATCTTTCCAATCTCTATAAACATCCAACATTCTTGTTCGTTTTTTATAATTGACTTCGTTACATTGTAACAGGCTCTCAAATGCCTTGTCAACACCCGCACCTAACTGTAGATTAATATGGTGCTTGGGTTTACCAATTGTTTTAAATTCGGTAAACGATTCTATCACATGGTGTTTTTGGTAAGGTTGATTGACTTGAAACCAATCGAATTGATGGAAATAATCAACTACTCTTTGATCGGTATATGGTGTCACATATGTTTTTTTATAATGTCTGCTCAGTGCTAATTGTTGCCTCAGACCAGGCGGATCACTCAGATATCCAGAGCGAAACTGATCAAACAATTCTTTAGGTTGCTTGAAGTGTATGCAAGCCCTTTTCGAAACACCATAGTGACCATCTGCCGCAAATCCAGAAAGAATAGTTTCTTCTTCTATTTGTGGAAAAATATAAAGAAAAGGGAATGTGCATTCATACTGTGTTTTCTTTACACACTCAAACTTTGTTCTCAATACATGAAAATCATCTACAAGATTGTCTATAGGAACAATAACTTTTGTAAATTTCCACCCCATCTTCTTTGATGCATCTTCTGCTTTACTTGCATCATACGTTGGTTGGTCTTTTAAATGAAAAGAATATGCATGTATATTGTATCCTAATCTGTTTGCTGCCAGAGCAACAGATAAAGAGTCTGCACCACCAGACAATAAAACAGCAACGTTTTTATCTTTGACAGTTTCTTGTATTATTTTCTCAAGAAGTTTGTCTATCATTGCTTCTTACTTTGTCTTATGATTTTCTTTACCAGCTTTGTGGCTTTCTGTCTTGCCATTCTTAATGCAAGTGGCTTTACAAGATTGGTATATCTAACACCATTCAAATGATCAAGTTCGTGAAGGAAACAACGTGCAGATAATCCCTGAAGTTTTACTTGATTAACGTTACCCTTTTCATCAGTAAACTCAGCTTCAATCCATGATGGCCTATCAACATTCAAGAACAAGCCCGGAAAAGATAAACACCCCTCTTTGTCTTTTACGACTGGCCCCTCTTCAAGAATTTTAGGATTGATACACACAAGTTGAAAATCGTCTGTGCCAATTACAAATATTCTTTCAGCAACACCACATTGATTCGCAGATAAACCTAAACCAGCATACATCTTCATGGTCATCTTTAATCTTTTGGCCAGATTGACAAGTGCTGGTGCTGGAAAGCCACCGGTATATTCTGGCATTCTTTGACCAAGCATGAAGTAGTCTTCACCAAAAACTTGTAAGGGTTCAACCTTTTCTATTTGCTGTACGCCAGCTGCGGTATCAATTGTTAGTATCTCACTCATTTCACCATCCTTGAAAAGTTTTTAATTTTCTCAAACCGAATTGTATTCGCAAATTTATCTTGTAGTATGTCACCTTTATGGCTGATGACGAACAAGTTTACTTCATCTAAACCATGAAGAATCTTCATGAGTTCTTCAGTTCCAGTGCTATCAAGACTTGAATCAAACACTTCATCCAGTATCAATAAATTAGTATTGGTAGAGTTTTTAAGTTTTGCAATCGCCCTCCATGTCAACATCAGTGCCATATCAATGCGCTGTTTCTCACCTTCTGAGAAATTGTGGTAACTGAAATCATCACGATGGCGTGACTTAATTGTTTCTTTGAACGACTCATCAAGATTGAAGTTTACAAAGAAACCCATGTTTGTCAAGTATTTGTTTGCTAGTTTGTTTATCACGGGCAAATACTGTTTAATAATATTTGTTTTTATGCCAGTGTCTTTTAATAAAACAGAAGCAACATCCAAATAAGATTTTTCATCCATCAAGGTTTTTAACTCATCTTCTTCTTGTGAAATTTGATTCTTGATGTCGAACAATTCATTCTCATCCAAACTTTCCTGTTTGGTATTCTGTAGATCCTTTATTTGATCTTCAAGTTTTTTAACCGTGTTTTCTAGTCCAGTCTTACCGGTTTGTGTTGTCGCCAATTGAATACGAACATTTGATAACTCTTTTTCTTTTCCACGCAGTTCAGCAACAATACCTTCTTGCTCTATGATTTTTACTTGTAGTTCGGTCAGACCACCAGAAAGTTCTTCTTCTTTTGTGTGTAGTTCTTTGAGTTGTTCTTCTTTAAACCCCAGGGTAATGGCCTGCCTACAGGTTGGGCAATCAGCATTGTGTTCATAGAAACTTCTATCATTACCCACTTTGGATATCTTGCTTTCAATTTGCGACTCAATTTTTTTAAGCGCAGTAATCTTCTTTTCATTTTCAGGAATTTTAGCACAGACTTCGGATAAGGTCTGCTTGGTTTGCTCCAGGCTGTTAATGTCATCATATAAGGTGCGTATGGTTTCTCTGTGCAAAAGTATTTCTTTCTCATACTCTTTTACCTTTTCTTCTTTATCTTGATTAAGTTTGTTCTGATGCTCTTTCTTCAACTCATATTTTTGATTGAGTAATGCAATGTCACTTTTCTTTGTGACGATTGAATCTTTGTTATCAGATAATCTTTCTTTAACCAAACTATTCATCGTAGAGAAGATTTGAATGTCCAACAAATCTTCAATGATCGCTCTCCGATCAGCAGCAGATAACTGCATGAATGGCGTAAACGATGCTGAACCAAGAATAACAATCTGTGTGAAAGACTTGTAGTTTAGTTTGAGAATAAATCTTTCTAGATAGTCTTGATAATCTCTTACAGCCGCATCTTGATTCAGCAAAACTTTGTCTTGGTAGATTTCAAAGACATTCGGTTTGATGCCACGAACAATCTTAAATTCTTTATTACCAATAGAAAATTCAACCTCAACTACAGTATCTCTACTGTTAATTGAATTTACAAGATTTGGTTTGTTAATATTACGAAAGGGTTTACCAAACAAGCCAAAACACAAGGCATCAAGCATCGTTGATTTGCCAGAGCCATTTGTACCCACAATCAACGTATTGGCATTACTATTGAGTGATATTTCAGTAAAATAGTTGCCCGTGCTTAGTAAATTTTTCCAACGTAAAGTTTTAAATAATATCATTCAATTTCTGTATTCAATGCTTCCACGTAGAGTTCACGCATAAGACTTTTTAGTTTATCATTTTCAACGTTCAGTGTCAAATTATCTATGTACTTTGACAATATGGTTACCGTATCTTCTGCTTGATCTATTAACTCCTCATCGTTTTCATTTGTTGTATCGGTAAAATCTTCAACTATTGATATATCAGCAGCACCGGCTTTATAAATGCTATCAATCACAATATCGAATAGGAATGGATTGAGTTTATTGACCACGACCACTTTGACATAACATCCCTCATAAATCGAATAGTCCATGAATGTTGGTTTATAACCTTCGGCAAAATTTTCAAGTCCATCATTATAATTTAACTTGTAAAACATTCTGTATGGATTCTGAACAAACTCTTGCTCACGTGTATGTGTATCAAAGATAACAAAGCCACGTGGATCATTGTAGTCTGCCCATGTCATTTCGTTTGGTGAACCAACGTAGTAAATATGCCCATCATCAGAACGATGATGGAAGTGACCAGATAAAACTACATCATATTTGTTGAACAGTGATCTATCAATACCTTCATGACAAATATTGCCACGATCCATTTCAAAGCCTGCTATTTCAAAATGGCCAAAAACAATTTGTGATTTGGAGTCTTTTAGTCTTTGAGTGATTTCAACTTCGTTATCGTCACATATCCAAGGTACAAGATCAACATCAATGCCGCCAAACTGCATTGTAGTAAAAGCATCCAGTACAGTAATATTATCATAACCGTCTAGAAGTAATTGAGAGGAGTTAACCTGAAGGGTGTTTCTGAACGCCACATCATGGTTGCCAAGGAATGTGATAAACGTAATGCCATTTTCTTGTAATTTATCAAAGAAATATTTACGGCATAGATAGAGTGAATTGAAGTTAATAAACTTACGGCGGTCGAAAAGATCACCAAGTTGTACAACGGTTGTAACATTGTGATCCTTTAGATAAGGGAAGAACACGGTATCGTAGAACTTCTCTATGTATTTATGAAAGTCTAAAGAATCACCTCTCATACCGAAGTGAGTATCACCAAGCACACATATCTTCATAATATTATTCTACATCGTCATCTAGAAATTGTTCAAGGCCCTCCGACTTCTTTTCTTTTTTCTTTTTCTTATTTTCTTCAAAGTTATGTATAAACTCTGAGATGTTGTCGTATAACTCAAACTGCTTCATGTTACCATTTTCATCTTCATACATCTCACCTTCGTCAAGCAAACCAAATTGTTGTGTTGCTTTATACTTCACATACAGTTGCTTCTTCTCACGCATAATTCTACGCAGAAATGCATAGTAAATTATCTGTGTGAAGTAAGCGAACGGATTCTTAGACTTGGCTGGATCAAAGTTACGAAAATACATCAGACAGTTTTCCACACCATCAGATATCATTTCATCACGATAAGTGTAAGAAATAAAGTTTGGCTTACGTGATAGATGTTCTGCAATCTTTAGAAAGCATTCACCAATGTAATCTGGTATTTTTGGTTCTGGTTTGTTT